ATTGCTCTAGATCCATTAATTAACATATACTGAGGATGATCATCATCTGATAGACCGGTTAATCCACCGTGATCTGATGCTGTACCTCCAGCGATACATATAATATTTCCTGTCTCTGCTTCATTAAATGTAACTGTAACTTGGTTAGTACTATTATGTGTTATATCTTCTGGTATTAATTCAATATTAGAAGAATCCATTACTGTAACTGCAGGATAATTTCCTAAGTTATGGTTAACTACCTTACTAGTAGATGATGTAAATGCTGTTACAACTTCACTACTTGTACCTAACCCACCACTACCTGTAGTGCCAGTACCTAAACATAATATAGGTCTAACATCCTTAATATCAGCAGTCTCAATCTCTACACCTGAAGATTCTGTAATAGTAACTTCAGCAACAGGTATTAGATCACTAGGATATGAAGGTGCAGAAGGAACTCCAGAGGGATCCCCTTCAGTTACTGATAATACTCCAGTATTACCCATAGTTAATAAATCAATACGACTTCCGGATGCAGCTGGTACCACATTAAAAGAAGGACTGTTTTGTGATACTACAGTAACGCTACCCGTTCCATCCGTCTTAAGAAACGTACCTCCTTGTACTAGTACTGTTGCATCTGCGGTAGCCTGTGCAGAGGGCCTTAATATAGATACTTGTGTATGTGATACAGTATTAATATCTAAGTCTGCTCCTCCGTTAGCTCCATGTCCATGCTCATCTAGAGCTTCTAAGAAACTGTTTAGTTTAGTATATGCTGGATATTCTTGATATACAAACCTTTCGCTATTTGTTGCACTACTCATACCTAATTCCTCCTATTAAAATAAATAATTTCCACTTTCATCATATAATGAGATATCATATGCCTCTAAAGTACCCTGTAAAGCAGGATCATATGTACCATAATAGAAATTATTATACATATCCTCCGAGATTAACCAAAATCCATCATCTAATCGCGATCCGTTGGCATCGGAATCACCATCTAACCTAAAAGGCATCTCATAAATACTAGCACCACCATAGGTAGTATCACCTCTTGATATTGTGTATATAGTTGGATCAGATACTAATGAAGCTTTAACACAGACATCTCCATAATTCACTGTTGAAGACCTAAGTGTAGCAACTGTTTGACCATACCTGTCCACTGACTCTTTTATTTGTGTATCACTTATATTATCTCCTAAACTTGTTTCTTCAAGAACACCAATCTCTTGTGTAGTTTTAAAATAAAACTTCACTATACTAGTGGAAGCTAATGCATTATCAAAAGTGATAGTATAATTATCTACAGCTGTTATATTAGATATACTACTACTTGAACAGGTTATCTCACCATCTATTGGATTATAAAAAGTCTGTTCAGTAGTGTTTGTAAGTAATATTCTATTTATACTAAGCATTAAGTCGTATTGAATCTCTTGAATATTCTTAGTATCTACATCTAAACAGGATCTGTTTCCTACTGTATCTCTAAGTGTTGCTATAAATTTTACACTAGACTTACCATCTGTAGGTATATAATATCTAGTTTGTTTTAATGCTATGTTACTCCCGCTACCTATATCATCTATGTAGATAAACCCAGTATGTATATTTCCATCCATAGGATTTATGTTTATAGTACTATTGCTATTAAACATAGTAGCTCCTGTTTCATAATATACATCTACATCAGTAACTAATGCATCCGTAAAAGATAATACACCTGAAGAAGATACTGTAAAATCATTATAATCATAGTTATAGTAATCTCTTTCTTGCATTTCTAATGCACTAAGATCAGTAGTTCTATCTTCTGGTATTTTCATTAGCCTACCAGAGGCATCTACATTGGAACACATAAGCGCAGATGATATCATAGGTATATCCGAACTCGGATTGTGTATAATTATAGGTGCAGGCTGTGTAGGTGCTTGTTTAAGTATATAAGAAAGAGTACCAGAGGGCACTGTCTCTACTTCCAAATCAGAGTACATATAAAATTCTCTATTCTTATTTACTTCATCTCCGTAAAATACACCACCAACATATGTAGGTAAAGTCCAGTTGTATTCTGTATGAGGAGATATAGATATAGTATTACTTGTGTCTACTATGGTACTATCACTATATGCTTCTATGTAATATGTATATGTAATATCATTAGTCAAATCCTTATCTACGTAACTTGAGCTAAGTACAGTACTTACTAAACTATAGTTATCCCTCAGTACATCAGATCTGTATACATAATATCCTGATGCAGTTACTTCATCCCACTGTAAAGTTAATTGTTGATCATCTGCTTCTATCTCTAAATTAAACATTCATCACCTATGTTATATAGTTACCTTCGCTATCATATAAAAATATATTAAATGCTTCATCACTACCTGCTAAAGCACCACCAGCTGGATTACCAGCTACATCATAATAGTTATCATACATATCTTCCGATATCATCCAATAAATATCATCTAGTCTAGATTCATCATCGTCACTTAAACCATCTAATCTAAAAGGTAGATCTTCTGTAGAGTAGCCAGCTACTTGTACATAGCTAGGATCAATACCATCTGCCTTTACAATTTTTAAATCATTTAGATCCCCTACACCATTAACATACTGTGTTAGTAAAAAACCGCTAGCATCAGCATCATATAGATTAGGTAGATACGCCAATCCTGTATATTCATCACTTATAACATCTGTAAATGATAAATCAAAAGATGCTTTATCCCAGAGTACAGGACCTACATCATCTAATTTTGTAACTGCTTCTTCTAAATATGTATCTAAAGCATTGTCTTGATTATTTAATTGAGAGTCTATATAATCCTCATCATTTAATGTATTTAATCTAACACCATAACCAGAAGCTAGAATGCTAGTAGGATCGCTATCATCATAATCTATTATTAATTTCTTTATACCTAGTTCCCTAACTATACCATTTATCATACCTTGTTCAGTACTGTCAGCCGGACTTTCATATACATCAAAAAGCCTATCTCTGTAATCACTATTATACTCTCTAGGTATTCTATCTAATCCAAGTAAGAAACCAAACTCATCAAATGCGTTCCACACAGGCTGATGGTTAGGTACTTCTGGAATACCTTTTTCTGAATTACCAGAAGGGTATATATACACACCATCAATATGCGCATCTCTAAAGAAAATAGTACTAGACGTTTTATCTATTAAGAAAGTATCATAACAAAAGTCTACTGAATGTGAAGCTAGCCCACTAGGATCTAATAAATATAAATCTCCTGCACCATCAAATACTAATCCTGTAATATCAATACCAGAGGCATCCACTGTAATATCTATCTTTCTTCTAATACGTAGACTATCTGGCTCTGGATTAAAGGTTCTTTTTGATACTTGACAAAGTTCCTTTGATATATTGTTATCCGTTAGTAGCCAGATATCTTCCTTATAACTAGCTATATCTAAAACTACACTACCATCTTCTAAAGATCTAGAAGTACTATCTATCTTCCAGGTAACAGGTCTCTCTTCAAGAAATGCTAGAGCACCTATATCCTCTGGGCTACTTTCTATATGCTTAGTATACATATCAAGAGCAGAGCCGGATGGAGATATTCTATCATACTCTATAGGAGAACTTAATTTATTAATAAAAGCTCTATTAGGAAGAGCATCATAAAACTCTCGTAGATCTTCTGCTTCCCATAATTTAACACCGCTGGCTACTTCTTCTATAATAGTAACGTCATCTGTAGACTGCATTGCTACGCCAGAAGGACGTATTACTTTAAAAACATCACTAATCTCATCTAGTCTTGCAGTAGCTAGATATTGATTATCACTTATAACATCCATCTCTACTTTGATATCTTCTAGATGACCACTAAATCCAGATATAAACTGCTGACCATTAGAACTAGGTTCTTTTCTAATAGCAGACCACTTAGGAAAGTTATTAGCAATTAGCTGAGTATAGTATGAATAGCTATCACAATGCGGAACATAGTAAGGAGATAGATAAGAATAATTAGGTATATTAGAATCACTAAGTCTGTAGCTACCATATACTCCGGAGTCAATTGCATCTACCTTAGTAATATGCTGCCAATCCTCGTCTACACGTCTAATAACGTTTAGTGTAACTACCTCACTAGTATTATAGAACTCATCCATAAACTGCACTTGTAACCTATGCAGCCCAGCACTAGTAGTATCATAGTTTAAACTTAATGTAGATAATGGGGTAAAATTACTCCAGGAACTCCATTCTTCAGTATCCACACTTGTCTTATATTTTGTGTATAAGTAATTGTCAGGAGTAACTTGGGCAGCTACGTTAGAGGTATCCACTATCCAAGAATAATATATGCTATCAGAGTATGTACCGTTCGTTACAATTAGTTCCATTAAATTACCTTTATAGCTTCGTTTATATTTTCATCAGGAAAAAACATCTCATCAAAATCTGCTAACACATTTACTTTTAAAGAATCCTTACCTTTAAATCTATATATGGATATATGACTATCAATAATGTTACTACTAACATCATGTATCCTCTGTATCATTTCATTATATATAAAAGCCCCACCCATAGGGATAGACGCCATATAGTCTATGGTAATAGAAGTTACATCACTTTTTATATTCTCTCTTAAGGATAAGTCAGTACCTTCTTTAAATAGTAGTCTAATAGATAATTCCACATCTAACTTTCTAGGACTTCTAGCTAATCCACTAGCTCCAAAACTCTGTACTGCTTCTATCTCAGTCTGCACTTCCGCGAGTAGAGATGCAGAAGGAAAACCAGAACGAGATAACACATATACATCATAAGTACCAATACCCCTAACATATGGTCTAAGGTAAACATCAGCTACTTCAGTTAACCCAATAACTGCTTGTTCTATTGAGGTTTTATTAGCTTTCTGCGAAGCTACTACAGCATTTGCAATACGTGCTCTAAAGTTATCATCATCTTCGGCACTTGTACCACTTAGTATTGCCTCTGAATTTGTAACATATATATCTGTAACATCTGGAATATCATGTACAGTAAGCTCATTAGCTCCTAGATTACCTTCAGCTCCTTGATTAAGAGATGTGGCTGCAACATATACTTCAGTTGCACTAGGGGGTACTAACACTGTATCCTCTACAGAGTAGAATATAGTGCCCGCTGTATTACTAATTACAGTACCTTCAGAGATATAGTTAGCACCATTTAGTACATCATATAAAACACCCGAAGTTACATAAAACTTTATATTACTATTAGAAGCAGTTACTATTCCCTTAGTTTCAGAATCTCTTGATAAATTTAATAGTTGCCCTATAAAATCTAAGTATAGACCATCCGCAGAGGATAAGAATGACATTTTTTGATTTATATCAACTGAACTATACAGGTCCCTTATCTCTTCACCAAATGCATCTACAAATAGCTTAGAAGTAGTACCTTCCCCTATGCTAGTTATAACTGTATTATTAATTAGTTTATTTGTTACTTCACTTGTAATAGTATCTAGATCTTTTGTAAAAAGTGCCATATATTCTCCTTTATGAAGGCAGTGTTATCCCTTCACTCATATCAAAGACTAACCCAGGATTAAGATTAATTCTCTCCCCGTCAATAGTTATGAATATAAAAGGTAGTACAGTTTTCTTATCTACAGGCAAACACACTACATCTAAATCACTTTTATCCATTCTTCCATCTATAGTTAGAGCTCTTGTTATTGCCTCTTCCATTTGAGCTACTAAGTATGGAGTTACTTTCTGACTTCTAAATCGTTGTAAGTTAGCTGATAACATCTCTGCCTCAAGGTAATCTTCGGGGTCTGTTGCTATTCTTTTTAATACATCTCTTTTTAATGCAGTAGCTAACACCTTATTAGTAGGCACCCCATTGTTATTTAGTACCGTAGTATCACGTACTACTCCTAAATCACCATTGGTAACATCAAGATCCCCGCCCTGAGTTAACCCTAAATCTATATTATTATATTTAATCATTAAACTATACCTCCACCTGCAAGCTTTGCTTCAAGTGATGTAGCTGCTGCCACACCCGGATCTACTCCTACACAAGGTTTAAATAAGCGTACCTTATGGTATACTTTACGTAGTGTATATACTATATGTTGTACAGTGTCTCCAGGACTTGCCTCGTGTAAAGGATCTTCTCCCTTTTTCTTAGCTACATTTGACTCTGGATAATACTTACCTGAACTTGGAAATGTAGGCTTAGCTGTAATTAATTCTTCAGTATCCTTAGCTGCAATACCCTTACTAGTAAATACTGGTATTCCAGTAACTGGATCACAATGTGGATAAGGTCTAGTAGTATGCCCCTCTGAATAATATCCAGCAATTCCAGGCTCTATTAAGTATAAGTAACTCCATGTATCATCATCAACAATACAACTCACACCTTCTTTTATAGCATATGCTAATTTATCATAATCATTACTGTAATCTAGCAACATACTTGACATCTCAGTAGCAGCTGTACTTTTAAACTTAAAAGATATTTGAAAAGGATCAATACCAAATAAAAATGGCAATCTGCTATTACCTCTGTACTGCCCATCTAAAAAGATCTCACTAGGTTGAGTGGCTAGGTTTAGTCTACCACATATAGTGTTACCATCTTCTATATTAGTATAATATCCAATAAAGTTACCTGGAGTTAAAAAAGCTTCTTTACGTCTAAGTGATAGTGATGAAGCATGCTCATCGTCCTCATCTCCCCACTTTATAATCTTATCTCCGGGACTAACTGCATTAGCTTCAAGATACTTACTTTGTCCTATATTTTCTGATGTATGAGTTTCTTCCATAACGCTCCTAAACTATTCTGCTACCAAAAGGGTTTACAACTGAGTTAACTTTAACACTCTTCTTTGCTGTGAATCTTCTAAATTGAGGAAATACTATACCCTGTTTAGGGTCTCCGGGTACCTTAGTGATGATCATAGCATAATGTAACTTTAAGTATTCACCATTATTACCTACATGCTTGGGTTCTAGGTATGTCATTATCCCAGTATAATTAAGTGGTAGATTATACAATATCTCACCATTAATAGGATCTCTAGATCCATCATCTTCAGCTAGGTATTTCTCTATTTCCAGTCCATTAGATACCTCACCATCAATTTCAGATAGAGATCCAATATACACGTCTACGGTATTGCTTGATATATCATGCTTTACTATAACACCCTCATATATATTATTAGCAGTAATGTCCATAATCTATATTAATCCTTCTTATCAAACCAATTACTAACATTAGTGAGAAATGATTTAGTTTTACCTTGCAATGTCCTTACTACCCCTTTTCTAGTAATATTACTATAGTCCTTTGTAAGTTCTTTACCTACTAGTTGAGGCGTTGATGCAGTAGATACCATACCCAAAGCTGCAAGCGCTGCTGTTTTAACTGTCTTTAACTGTAATCTAGTATATTTTTCGGCAGTCTCCAGTTCCGCACTATTATAATTAGCTGCTTCTTCATCGAGACCATCACTCCATGCATCATAAAAAGAGTCTATATTGTCAGTAAATCTTTTAACTTTAGTACCATAGTGACCAAATATGCTATTTTGTTCATAACCATCTACTCCCGCAACATATGGCTTACCTTTATATAATAATGGATGTATATTAATAGGGTTTCTATTATACACTTTATCTTTTATTTTATTAACTATCCCGGATGCTATAGCCATTGGAATTCCTGCACCTATAAACCCTGTTTTCATTACTGCTTTTGAGACTGTACGTGTATATCCCCCTACCATAGATAATAACACAGATCCTTTTCTGACGGTACTAAGTGTTTCTTTCAAATTTTCTCCTTTTGCAAGGTACACTTTCTTCTTAAATTTAATACTATAATCATCTCCAGTTACCCTTTTATAGTGTGCTGCATTTGATGCCTCTCTTTCTTTCTCTATCTTATTAGCAGCTATTGTTGCTTTATTAGAGAAAGCATGTAGCACTGTAAACTTAAAGGGATTGTCTATATCCAGACATAGATCTGGAGTTATTGTAGAAATAAATCCATGCTCTAATGTAAAACTGTGTACTACTTGCTCAACCTCAACAGGCCCAACTATATCACGATACTCATCATATATGAATACAGTATCATATGGCTTAATAGCCCCATCTCCGAGCATCACTAGCTCACCCTTATACATATCACGCACTCCTTTAACTAAATGACCTAATGCATACTTCTTAGTCAAGGTACTGTTTGCTGCATTTATTTCTTCGAAGTGTTGATGTCTAAGTAGATAGTCTGGTATGTTATCATTTAACTTACTGTAGCGAGTACGTCCTCTTTTTAAAGTATCAGTACTTTTTCCAAACACCCCAAAAAGAGCCTTACTTGCTATCTTTCTAAAGGATCCTTGCTTATATGAGGATACGGACACCATGTTATAAGTACCTTCTGCTGAAGGTGTTATGTTATTTGATACAAGATTAAGACTACTGTGTGCAAAAAAGTAGTTAGTAAGAGGCTTTAATCTAGGATCACTCTTAGTAGCGTCTACATCATTCCTATTTACACCATCTTGATATGTATAAAAATCAGTTAAGTTATCAGTATCCGTAGTCCACCAGTAAGGCTGCTCAGGTCTTCCAAAGAATAATGTAGCTCTTTCATCAAAGGGTACTACAGTGGCTATAAATCCGGGATGCCTTAATTCTAACTCCTTTGCTATATTCCAGATATTTGTATCCTTCATATAAAATTTATAGTCTTTCCCTTTAAACTTATGCGATTTACCCGTGTAATCAAAGAATAAGTTATTATCTTCTATATGATCTACTAGAGCATTTAGTTTATTTCTTTTAATTTTCTTATCTCTAATTTCTTTGTTTATAACGTTACATTCTTCTTCTCCAGGATTAACCTTTTTTGAAAAGTTACCATATATGTTTAGTGCTTTTCTAGTTTTAGTAAATATATTAAGCTTATCTAATATTATATTTCCACGTCTTTGTATTGTTTCTAGAGTACTTTCATTAGCTCTTCTAACTATATCTATGTCTGTTTGGCCTTGCCCAGACCAGTCCTTGAAAGCTCCCTTAATCATATTATCTTTTATATTCTTACCATTCTTAGTTACATAATCAGGAGCGTAAGCCTCTATACCACTATTTTTACTATTTAAATATCTTCGCAGCATTGTCTCCTTACCAAAATGAGCTACTTCCTTAGACTCATGCAAAAGATCTGCTAGTATATTTTTATCCTCTGCCCACTTAGAATTCATAGTACTAGATTTATCTGCATTCTTTGGAGCAAGTAACTCATACCCAAAACCTTGTGCTACGAGAACAATATTCTCATCGTATGACATTTCAGTGATGATACCAGTAAATACAGTAGGAAGAGCAGCTGCCTTATTTGCGTAGCCTATCTTTATTTGAACTTCAATTCCAGGCCTTAACACAAAGTCTTTAAATTTGTTATCATCTTTTTTACTTAACTTTCTAGATGCTATTCTTCCCTCATCATCTAAAACATGTACAACCCTTTCTGTTAATCCTTCAAATAGATCTACTATCTTTATAACAGCAATATCAGAGGCTCTTTGTCTATTCTTTATTATCTCTAAACTAGATACAGTATCCGTCTCAAAATAATCACTATAAGATAAACCAAACCAGGAGCTGTACTTAGGATGTCTAAATAATATCTGATATGTAGGAAATGCTCTTGCCAAAGAGTATGTACTATCATTAAGATTATCATGTAACTTTTTAGCTAAGGAAGCTATATCTTTTTTATGGTGTTTATTATATTTTTTAATGTCATTATTACCATACTCTAGATTTTTCACTTCCCCAGAGTCCGCCTTTTCTATAGGTGTTTTATTACTAGTTGTAGTTTCCTCTAGCTGTGCATAATTCTTAGCTAATAAATCTAAAGGGCCTTTACTCGTGACAGACATAACATCGTCTATAACATCATCTATAGCATTATCATATGACTTTTTATTTCCTATGAGATTATTGTCGTCCTTTAAAATGCATAGTCTTCTATATATAAAATCAGGCTCTACATAGTCTTGCTCTGTTCTGTTACTTTGTACTTTTCTACTAACAAATACTGGAGCACCCTCTCCAAGCTCAGCGTAAGTAGGTGGTCTTAGATTATAATCTATGTATCGTTTAAGCCCTAGATCAGGATATAAGTTTCTAACAGATAGATTGAGTGTTTTTTTATTAATCTTTTTTCTTGTAGATAAATCTAACTTATTTTTATTTTTAAGTATAGCAGTATCTATCATTCTTTTTGACTCAGTTGATAGACTAGCTATATAATTACGAAGCATTCTTTCATTATTAGGAGACCTTAGTATGTCTCCTTTTATCTTCTTTATTATCCCTGCTTGAGTTTTTGACATTTCTAGCGTAGGGCTGGAGTATCCAGGTAACTCAACGTCTATATTTTTATCTAGAACAGCCTCTCCTCCTCTAAGCTCCCTATTTCTAGAGGAATAAGCTCCTTGCATACTTGCTTTACTTTGTACTTTTACGGGGACTATAGCACCATTATCTATTTCCTTATTAGTTTTACTTTTACTAACTACAGGAGTAGCCTTACCTCCAGGACCATACTCGTAGTTATAGTATTTAGGGTCTTTGTTTTGTTCCCCTAATGCTTTTCGAGCATATGCATCTTCTACTTCCTTATTTGCTTTAAGTGCTGCGTCTATATGTTCTTGTGTAATAGTAGATCCAGGTTTAGGTTTAGTCTCTAGTTTAGTATCCTTCTTTTTTAGACCTACAGCTCTCTCATCTAATGCAACTTGGATTTGAAGTTCCTTTAGATCCTGTTTTTCCCCATAAGATAGCTCACTATAAGTTCTTTGTTTTAAAGTGGCTAGTTCCTCTTTATGTAGTTCTGCAACCATTCTTTCTAATTCTTGTCTAGATGCTTCCTCCTCTATTTTAGACTCTGCTGATGCCTTTTCTTTAGACAGAGAGGATTCAACTTCCGCTTCTTTTACCTTTGCTTTCTTCTTCTCTTGCTTTTCTTCATATATTCTATAGTGCTCATCCTCGACACGCATTCTTTCATTAAACTGTGCACGCCATTCTGGATTCTCAATGATTTCTTCACGATTACCGTCCTCGTACTTTACTATTAACCCTCCATACTCACCACCAGGCATCCATCCACCATTTTTACGTATGTATCCTTTTCTCTGCTTTTCAGCTTCCCATTCTGTTTTTGATACAGGGATGTGTAGCCTAGATTCAGCTGTTATTCTTGGTAAACCAAATTTATCTAGTTCCATTTTATATTCTCCTACCTATGCTACTATAATACTTTTGAGGTTACGATAAATTTCTTTAGCTTTTCCTACCATTACATTTTCTCCATCTACTTTTTCAGCCCATATACCACGCTTATCTTTCTTAGCTTCCTTTTGTAACTTATCATAAAGTTCTTTTTTATCATGACTATACACAGGAGATATAGCAAGTCCTTTTGATACTAGACATGCTTGTACATCTAATTGTGGATCTTCTTTACCTTCTAAGGTAGTGTAGCAGTCAGAAGTTATTTCTGGATCATTACGCTCCGTATCCGTTACAGGAGTATATACATATCCTAAATTCCTTGCATACTTACCTTTATAATGAGTCTTCTTATCTGAAGGGGATGCTTCAGTAGTAATATCTCTACCTTCTACTAAACTTTTAGTATAATCAGAGGCTGCTTTTCCTTGTGCAATTACTTCATCAGGAGTTTTACCATACTTAGCAGCCTGTGCATATACTTTAGTATTAGGCTTACCTCCCACAGTTATTCCAGATTCAAGAGTATCTATACCTTTTAATCTAATTGCAGCACCATCCACGGATATAGTATCTCCATCCACAACAGTAGCTTCTGTAGTATGTATAGGATTATCAGGACTAAATCCTGTATACTTAATAACACTGTCTGGATTTGGTAAGTAGCTATCATCACTTATCTTTTTGTAACCAATATCATCAAGTAGTGGTTTTATATTTCCTTCAAGAGAGACATCCTCTCCAAATGCAAAGTCTTTTAATTTTTCAAGTATAGGAGCATTAAACTTCCCCTTAAGTATACCAGATAGTACTTCATAACGTAAGTCATCATTAATCCAAGGGTTTAGGTTGTTCTTATCCCAAGCTATATTACTAGGATCAAAACCATTTATAGATAAAACAACATCGTATAAACCAGGACTCCCCTCCACTGTACTTATTTCCATATTTTTAATTATTCCAAAATGCATCCCTATTAAATTCATAATTGGAGATGTAATTTTAAACCAATGTCTATATTGTGATCTATCCTTATATAAGGCTAATTCTTCCATACGTTCTACAAAACTTCTAAGAATACCCAAGCTTCCAGTCTCATCATTGTCATGTACTTGAAGGTGTATACTAGCAGTATAGGAAGAACACCCTATAAACTGATGTGCAGCTCGGCTATGTCCTAATATAGGAATCTCAGGTATATAATTTATATATCCAACAGATACTCCTTGTATGTGAACGCCTGGTATATTAATTAAAATTGGATCATTCTTTATGTCTCCCTGTACATTAATACCTAAAGAATTAGTAGGTACTAGTTCCTGTGGACTCTCTCCTGTCTTTCTAGAAGTAGTGCTATATCCAAAGACTATAGTATCCAAACTAGCATTATCTATACGTGTACTTGTATTTGTTAGGAATGGATATTCAGATTTATCACTTATTAGAGAAGTATATAATTGCTTAAATAGAATACTATCACTTATATTACTGCTATATTGTATTCCTTGTTTCTTATTTATAGTAATAGGATCATTAATGTCTCTCCCTATAATATACTCTACACTAGGTATATAAATAGAATGATTAAAGTATAATAAAGAAAAAGAAACAACAACAGAATTTGGGAGATTAGGTACATTACTAATATTGATGCTTTCTAGAGTTACATGTATTCCAGGAGAATACCCTTTTTTGATCTTTAATTTACTATTCTCTAACTCCTCTACTTTCATATTCTTTTTCGATAATAATATACCTTTTTCCTGAACCATATCTACGACTTTATCCTGCAACAATTTGATCTTATTAGCGTTATTTTTAAAGGAGTCCCAGCTTCCACTTGCTCCACCGCCACCGCTACTTCCTCCACCTAGTTCAATAGATCCCTCACTAAAAGTACCTCGTAACTCTACATTTCTAGAGGAGTAGGCACCATACATAGCTTGCTGCTCTGTAGTTGGAGATGTATTTGCTGCATCTTCCTTCATCAATTCTTTTATATCCTCTTCGTATATGCCTATCTTAGTAGATAGATTATTCATCTTTGCATTAATGCCTGAGATTTCATCATTCTCTTTACCTTTATTATATTCACTAATTATAGGATTACTTTTTAAATCAGGATAAAGTGCATCTCTTAGAAATTTATTAGTTATAGGTAGGAATGGAGATCTTTTAAACTGCGCTAATATAGGAATTAAATGCATATCAATATCTTCCTTATCTACAAATATAAGAGACATGCTTATACTAATACGACCTCTTCCTGTTTTTAGACTAGTATTAGAAGTAGATCTTAGCATAGCGTACTGCTCTAACCCCTTCTCATCCTCTATAGATATACTCGTAGGAGGAACCATTAACCATGTAGCTCCTATTTTAGTAGCTCCTTTTTCTATCTTATCATTTAAGTCTAGATCATCATCTGTAATTATCATATTAGTACTCCGGTCTATTCATTGATTTTGTTATCAACATCTCTCTTGATTGTGGGCTCATATTTTTATAGCTGTCTATTCTTTTTATTACTGTATTAGGAGCCTGCATACTACCTAAGTCTTTATATAGATCATCATATCCGTCTTCATATCTATCTACTTGTCGTACTGAAGTATCCTTACGATAACCTTCCTCAGGTATTATTCTTGCTACATTATGTTCAGGAGCTTTTTGATCTATTACTATATTAGCAGGATCTGTTCCCGGCCTATCTTTGAATACGCTAGCAGCTACCATAGCTGTAGCTATAACACCTCCTACAATAGCCGCGGAGGTTCCTCCACGTTGTGCAAAAGAAGCGCTTTTCCACCAGGCACCAGCACCTTCTCTAGCTAAACTAAGTCCTCGCATAGCATCATCCCCTAAACTTTTAGCCTTACCTTTTATTCTCTCTGCTTTTTCCCTTATTATACCTGCAATACCTCCACCTGATACCTCTTTATATGTCTGCTCATTTATCTCATTAAGTGCATTTATATAACCTACACCATCTTTAGTTTTTTGTATAGTACCTACAGTTACGCGCTTACCTATTTCAGGAAATGCCTTAAACGCTGTTTCTTTTGATATACCTATGTTGTCCAGCTTAGCAAGCATGTTATCATCAAAGTTTTTTATTCTCTTCATAGACATTCTATATGTATCTTCATATGGATCTATGCTTACATCAAAATGACTACCATAACTACCAAAGTAAGTTTCTCCTAATGTTTTATATTCGCCTTCAGCTAGGTAGTCTAATCCAGATAGGCTAAGAGAACCTTTATTTACTTTAGCCTGTGCCTTCGTACTTATTATTGCATCTATTAGATTTTTTCTTTCAGGGGTAAGTCCAGCATGCTTTATCCTGAATCTCTTTGCTGTTTCCCCCATATCTGTAATACCCTTATTTATAGCACTAAGATACTCTTTATGATCCAATCTACTACCTAAACCTCTGGCTAGTACCTCAGGATCTATACCTAAGCCACCCAGTGCAGCATCCGTTATACCTTTAATAGTAGGTTTAGTTGCACCAACGGCTCTTTTCAATTTCTCAGATGCTTCTCTTCCTAGTTTAAGATCACCTGTCTCAAATATATATTTACGGTCTTTCCATTCACCAAATAACTTTGTTCTTATATCATCGCGTACCCCTAGTGTTACATCATTAGCGGTATCTCCAAACACCAACCTATCCTGTGCCTCTTTTATAAGATTTCTACCTTTTCTGCTTATCCCAGAAACATGGCTAGACCCCGCATGCTCCTGTACTATACCTCTAGCTTCCTCATTATATGCCTGTAGTCTATTCTGCACTCCATCCATGGACTCACTTATAGTTTTTCCAGAAACTACTTCTTCAGAAAGTTCTCTAGCCGATTGCATCTCCATATTATTTAACTTATCTAAAGCCCTAGTATTCTCCACTTTTTGCATATGTTCTATTTCTTTAATATGGATACTATCTGATGCAGTAAGCTTCATTTCTTCTAACTTAGCTGCCTCTACTCGAGCTACCTGCATAAGGTCATCCGCTTTATTACTGTAAGATTTATTACTGTATAGTATATTACCATACTCTTTTTCAAGAGTAACACTTTCTTGGGTTCTTTTAAAGTTTTCTACTATATCATCTGAAGTAAAGTTTCCAGTAGATTTAGGTAGCATTTCACTAATAGTAGTCTCCGGAATAAACTCTGTACCTTTTCTAGTATCTGTCGGATGTACTATGCTTTCTGTTAATGCTGCTAACTCCTCTCCCTCATCCTGTATAATAGAAGATGTACTAATAGAAGATACGTCACTACCTGTACCATACACACCAGAAGTAACACCTTTATCTATATTACTAGCTAATCTATCTTTCATTTCACGTGCTTTGTTAAGAAAACCTTTTTGTGGCATAAGGAAAGGTGCCGCGCTTTCATAATCTGTAATTCTACGTAGTTCTTCATAACCTATTTCAGCTGCTTTTTTTACTTTAGAAGTATCTCTAAATACTGTATTAAATATAGCAGTAGACTTTCTGGGATCCACTTGATACCCCATTAAAGCATATGCCTCTACTGACTTACCTTCTTTAAATTTCTGTTTTACTAATTCTTTAATGGCTCCTGTTTGAGGTATTTGTGTTACTATATTATCTACACTATCTAACTCCATTGATACCATCCTAGCAGCTATGTCATCTACTAGTTGTTTAGCTGTTTTATTTCCAGGTTTCCCTATATCCTTAGGTGATATTCTTAAATTAGTAGTATCTTTATCCAGCAAAGCTAATCTATCATACGCAGCTTGTAGTAAATCTGTACGTATTAAACCTGCCTCTCCTTTACTAGAAAATATACCATATTTTCCATACTCCCCCCTTTGAAGCTTAGGTAATGAACTCCATATTTTACTTTTTATAGCAGATAATCTGGAACTCATTGCGCGAGCTTCTCCACTATTTGGGAGAACATTATTTCTTAAAAGTATATCATCGCCTAGAGTAACTCCCTCTAGAAGCTTTCCTCTTTCCTTGAATGCAGCAGTGGCTGCATCAGCTACGTCAGATACTGAAGTCCCACCCTTACGTGCATCTATTATACTTCCTTCTTTTAACGTGCCCATTAGACCTCTAAGAGAATCCATAGACTTTCTTATATCTTTTTCAAACCCAGGAGATTTTGTAAAGGACATATTTCTTTTTAAAGCTTTAATCTCTTCTGTTCTTTGTGCAGAAGATCTTATATGCTTCCCCTTGCTATCTATTAGAGGATATAAATCTACATACTTTCCTTCATTAAAATCCCAGAAGTATCCTCTTCCTGCTTGTGCTAACGCATTATTCCTGTTAAGTGCACTTCTCTCTAAGCTACTAAGTGCACCAAATCCTTCTTTAGATAACTCTTCAGCTAGCCTTACGTTATTCCAGCCACCTGCATGTGCATAAATTAACACATCTTGAATTTTATAGATAGAGTGCTCCGCCTTAGTACCAAAGTTCCTTATTTTAAGATAGGCTGCCTTAGTTGCATCTGCTGTAGAATACCCTTTCTTTACATTTACACTAGCATGCGCACCTTTGACTACACCCTGTCCCGATAGAAACCAATTTGGGCTTGAAGACTTTAATGTGTTATCCATAAATTCTAAGGAAGCATTTTCAGTATACTTTTTTATATTAGATAGATTATTTATAGTATCTTTATAGAAAGCAGACCCATCGCTTGTTAAAAATCTTGTATCTAGCAAAGAATTAATATACTTTGTATTAGAGCCTACACGCTTAGATACATCCTCTCCATAAGATAGCATAGCATCAGATCCTTTTTTAAATAACCTTGATGCATTTTTACTACTTATCTCTGCATTTCCTGCCATTTTATATGCAACTATATACTTATCTCTATACTGCTCTAAACTAAGATTACTCTTTAGGAATGTATTTCTTTTTGCTAAATCAGTAGCCTCCTCTAGCGCACTAAACGTAAAACCAACAGGATCTTGAGTCAGACCACGGTTTACTAACTCATGAATCTCACTAGTAGGCATAGTACCCTCACTGAATATTTCAGAAGGATCAATCCAATCTTGATTTAATACTGTTTTACCTGCCCATTTTTTCATTATTAGTACTCAACTCCTATTTGTTTTTTTCTATAACGTATATCATTCTTAGTATTAATACTATTTTTGTGTACAGTAACACTAAACTCAAAGTTATCCTTAGAACTAAAGTCTACTAATGTATAAGACTTACTACGCCCTTTCTTACTTAATAACTGTTTTCTAACGTCACGAGGGGCTACCTTATTATAATCAGTAGAATCCATGCCACTTAGAGATATTGTAGGAATATACGACATTCTTTTTAAATCAGCTATATCTTTATCCCAGAAGTTAAAGTCCTGCGGTGTCATTCCAGCCGCCATTATACTTTTCAATTTAACCTTGTTTAGATCTACATTTTCATTCCATCCTACCCACTCGTCATCTGGTATATATGAACTCTCTTGAAAGGTATTCATCTCTTCCTCAGCTGATGGTAATGATATATATTGAGGAGTAGCTAGCTCTCCCCTTGCTTTATCTGCCTTTTCCCACTGTGCTTGGTATATCCTTTTCATGTAACCAGGAGCTACTTCCATTATCTTGGATCTCTCTCCACTTTCAGCTTCTATAAATGATTTAAAATAAGCTCTTTCTTTTTTAGGTACTACTGCTATTATCTTACCCCAATAAGCATATGGGTCTATTCCCATAAGTGTATTACTCTTCTGGGCTCTATAAAACATCTTTTCATTATAATCTTTACTACTAGCCTCTAATCTACTATATTTTAAGTAGGACATCTTATCAAAGTATTCTTCTACACTAGCTCTCTCTTTAACTTCATCAGGAATGTCTATAGAAAAACCTAAACCTTTTCTAATATTTTGATATATACTAGTACCTGCTACTGCTATACCTGCAGCTCCTATAGCTGCTTTTCTAAGAGAAGTATTTCCTTTTAAAGATACAGCAGCAATACCCATAGCGAGACTTGCCATAGCTGCCGTCTTAATTATGGCACCTTTTGATGAGTCTGCAGGAGCAGTCATTTCAGAGAACATAGGCCTAATAAAGTCTCTATAAGGAGAGTCCCAGAAAGCAGTACTTCTACCATATACTTCTGATCTTCTATAATCCTCTAGTGCACTTCTTTTATGTAATAACTTAGTATGAAAAGGAGTATGTAGATGAGAGAATTCTTCCCAAATACGCCCTAATCCTTTTTCTACAGTATTGTAGCTGCCTATATCCCCATATGTAAACTTTCTAGGAGCAAAATCTTTAACATCATACCTACTCTCCACTTGTTCTATTATCTTTTGGAATTTTGAAGCATCTTCAGAGTATAGTTCTTGTTCTTGTAGTTGTCCTTTTAACATTTTATATTCATTAGAATATGGAGCTACATCTGCAAGTACTTTAAAAGCATCTAAAGAATTAAAGTCCTCTAGCGACTTGCCGTGTAGTGCCTCATATCCTGCACCTGGAAGCCTAGCTTCCCCCATCTTTATTTTAGTGTAAGGATCCCCTAGCTTAAAGTTAGTAAAATAATCTTCTCCAGGCATCCATTCAGGCATTGTATTTCTTATTGGATTGTATCTAGTTCCACTTCTTCTAGGCCTAGGAAACAGCCTTCTAAAAAACTCTGTAGCACCAGCAAGTCCACCAAGATCTCTATCCCAGTAATCCCTACTAAAACTAGTTGCGTATGTTGGATCATCTAGCACCATACTTCCCTGCGCTACATTAAACTCAGAAACTCCTGTAGCTTTTTCAACAATAGACTGCGCTGCAAATCCTCTTAAACCCATCCATTCAGCTGCACGATATGCTTGTTCAGAGGCTGCTACTAGATTAGGGTTTACATATTTAGGAGCTTGCATAGGGTATGATTTTGATTTACCTAAGCGCTGTTCTCTGCTAGTCATATTAGACTTAAAGAAAGAAGTAGGTACTCCACGGTATGAGAGTCCTCCTCCAGGAGTACCATAACCACTCGCAGTACTACTATAAGAAGTAGGGTATAACTCATCAGTATGCATATACTTTCTTGGCTTTATCATATTACCTAATGGACTTAATGCAGGGCCTATTAATGGAACATCAGAAAATAACTTTCCTGTAACGGGATATGGTCTATCTTTATAATGTAGTTTCTCGAAGTAGTAAGGATCCTGGTATCTTCCAGGAGATGCCCAACTGCCCTTAAGCCAGTACATACTTTCACTACCATACATGGCTTTTTCTTTATAGTGACTCCGGTGCATTCTATACCAGTTAGGTCTATAGTACTCTACACCCTGTCCTTCAAATGGAGATTTCCCGAATTCCCACCAACGACCCTTCTTTATAGCTACTTCTTCGTCTCCAAAGTATTCAGACTTTAATTGTGGTCCTGATTTAGCAGAAGTAAGATCTCCTCCTACAAAATAAGACATAGACAGACCTACAGCAAGTTGTAGCATCCTAGCTTTTGGACCAACGGATCCTCCCATACTCCCTAGTTTATGTACTAATACAGGAGCTGCAGACATACGTAATAATTTAGAGGCAGAGCTAGTTACAGAGCCAGGCATTAAATCTTCTAAATAATCGCCAGCTTTGGTAATTCCTAATTTATCCCTTACATATCCTCCCGCTACATTAGTAGCTGCTAGTGCATCCGCAACTAAACTAATGGGCCCTACTCCTTCTCCTAGTAGACCAAATCCACCAGTTACCTTTCTAGAGGCATAGTCAGCAAAACGAGCACCTTCATAAAGTAAAGCAGCAGGCAACACTCTTTTAAGCATAAATGTAGTTATAAACTGACCAGGTGTTTTTGCTACTGAAGGCAGCATCCCCCCAATACCTAAGTCTTCTGCTAATCTAAGGGGCTTTTCGAGCATCTGTGCAAACCTAAAAGAAATAGATTCTGATCTATTCATAGTAGTATATTTAGGTAGGTCAACACCCTCTTTAAAAAAACTTAAGTGTTCCTTTTTAGCTGCTTCTTTAGCCGCGTCTATACTTTTCTTATATTTACTTAATCCAGGCGCTTTCCCTTTAAATAGTACATCATCTGCACCTTTAGATAATGATGCAAATATATCAGATATAAAAGGTACATATAAAGTATCTTGTTTGTACGCTGCTGACATACTCTTAAAAATAGAAGGAGAAGCGGAGTCAGCTGCACTAAACCCCATTTTTCTAGCAAACATATGAGATCTAAGCCTACTCCATCTTTTTATACCAAGCCTACCCCCAACCTTTTTAGTAGCTCTATTTAACCATGTATCTTTCCATCCAGTATCCCATCCTTTTTCTCTTGCAATAGTACTAGCACTCTTAGCTACTCTACGTATCCTATTCTCTCCTAGATATACTCCTTTTTTTAGTAGTTCTCTACTTCCCCCTACTCCTCTGTACACATCCCCTATTTGCTTACCAGCATTACGTACAAAGTACTTGTTGCCACCTAAACTTGCTCTTAGTGGCGCTTTGTACCCTTGATGAGAGAACAACCCCACAACAGTACCCAGCACTCCCCTAGCGTGTGCCTGTGCACCGGATACTCCTACATTTAATAACCTTAATGGATTTAGCAGGTTAAGGTTAACAGAAGTGTTACCTACTTGAAATAGATTCTTATCTGCACGTAGTCCACGTAATACATCATCTTCAAAACCTACAAGACGAGAGCCCTCATCTCCATACTTAGCTGCTACATCATCTAATGCTGATGTATATTTAATACCAGATTTAGTATAGCTACCTTTAAGTACTTTATTTTCAAATGATAATCTTAGTGCCTCTCTTTGCGCTTGTATTTTAGAGCGAGCAGCACTAAGTTCTGTATTTATTTTATAAAACTTATCTGCACTACCTGCTCCACGTAGCTTATCTAATTGTGCGATTTTGGAAGTCTCCCACAACTTATACTCTTTATTTGTGTAACTTAACACACTTTTACTAGTAAGCTCTTCCCCTCTTCTTGCTGCAGTATTAGTATACTCTTGTAAAATATCTGAGTATCTTCTATATGTAGTACCCTCAGGTGTTTTAAATAACTTTCGCATATTATTCATTAAAGAAGAATTACTAGCTTTTCTTGCTATTTTAGATCCTTGTAGTTTACCTACAGCCTCTATTGTTGCTATATGTGCTTCCATTTTTATAGCACGAACAGCTTTTGATTTCCAAGCAGTTCTTATTCCCCGTGCAGACATAGACATAGGAGCTGCTGCAACTAATGAAAATACAGCACTCTTTGCAATATCTTTAGTAAGACTATCTCCCCTAAATACAGAATTTCCTAGTTGTGTAGTAGCAAACATAGCAACAGCATGCCTACCATATCCAGATAAACTTGATGCTACTATAGGTTTTGTACTTTTTGCAAGTCTTTTATATAGGGGTTTAGTTACCTTATTAAACTTTGCAGTAAGCGCTAACGTACCCGCATATAACGCTGCTTTGCCTAGCATCTCTAATTTAGTAGTTTTATGTGGCTGCTTTGGTAAGGGCTGTATTGGTACAGGTATAGGTAACTCTGAAGTAGACTCAGTATCCTTAGTAAACATATTATACCCTACATATGCAGTTGCAGCAGTTGCCACTGCACTTCCTATAAGTACACGATTCTTTCTAAGAAAGGTAGTATTACTAATTTTCTCTCTATACTTAGATAGTATACTTTTAGTATCAATACCTATTAATTTTTTAATAGATGCAGGGGGGTTTGTATATTTTTTTGCTTTATGTAAGGAAGTTCTAGGATTAGTTTTATAGTGTCTAGATGCTTGTTTTATATTAGTACTATACTTTCCAGCCCGTATAGATACATTATCTTCCCACTCTGGGAAACCATTGTTTAACGTAGTATACATTATACACCTCCACTGGGAGTAGAGACAGAAATACGTAAGTATACCTCACAAGAATAAGGTATAAAAGTAGATGCAGCTATATTATATAAATAGTTTCCCAAGTATTAGATATCATTCTGCCAATCGAAGGTCTTTTTAGGCACTTGACCATTAGTTTCTTTAAGAGTTTTATTTAAAGCAGACTTAGCATTATTAGTGCTAGTTTCTTGTAACTGCTCCATAGATACTGCCATCTTCTTTTGATTATGAGTTGTTGGGTTAGGTGAATTAGGTATGTTTCCTTTCTCAGTTTCCCAAGAAAAGTTTAATTTAAATTCACCATATGTAGGATTCATGCTTAATACATACTCTGCCATCATGAGTCCTTGTAGTAATTGATCATGTGTAAAATAATCTAGATCTTCAAACTTGTAGTTAAAAACATGACATATAAGTGCTACAGCCTGCTCTGTTAAGAAACCTAAATTATCTCTATACTTAGTTATCTTTTCTTCTAATGATTTCTCGCTAGCAGTAAATCCACTAGCTTGAAGTATAAGCTCAGATACCTTTATTAAGCAACCAGGAGATACTTCAGAAATCTTATCTTTATTATATATTATTGCTATATCAGCAACATACTCCTGAGCTCCAACAACACTTCTATTATGGAGCTCAACAGCAATTACATATTCTTTTTTAATTAAGCTACGATATACAAAATCAATACCATCCAATACTATGTAGTGTATAGTATGCTTATTGTATTTCTCTTTTAACTCACATATAGTAGCTGTATTAATCATTATAGTTGTACTGGTTTAGTATCCGGTACAAAACTGCTAGCTTCTAGTATTAGATCTGAAAGTAAAGAAACAATCCCAGCAGGCTTTACTTGAAAATACTCTAAAGTCATTTGAGGGGAAACTACACAGTGTTGAGAAATACTTTGTTCTAGTTGAAACTTATCTTCTACAAGAGCAGGATTAGAATAAATATCTCTATATTCTTTTCTGTTCATGGGTCTATAGTAATATTCATCCCCATCTATTAAAATAAGAAAAACCTTACCAAATTGTGCTTTCATTTTATCAATATCTTCTTGTGACTTCTTAGGCGCTACTACCGCTTCTACTACTAATTCTTCATTCATAAAATAATACCTCCGTTAGTTAAACTAAATTTTTAGCTATAAATTGGTATACTTCCTGTACTGGTTGTCCAGTTACCTCTATCCTTTGTCCTTGACCTAGCACGTGCATTCCATCAAGGATAATCTTATTCTGATACCCACTACTATCTTGGAGTGAATCATCTTCCCCAGAAAATGCACCATATAGTAATGTTAATGTAAATCCATTATTGCTAAGATACTTAAATACGTTTTGTAATGATGTTATACTTCCTGCCTCTTTTTCTAAGTTACTTTTTACACTTGAATGATTCCCTACATCTCCCCATTGTTTAGAGTCTTCTTTCATCTTATTACTAAGTACATCCTTTTGCATCTTTCTAAGCTCTTCCGGGCTATTAGATACATCAACAGGAGCTCCTCCTAATTGAAAGGTGGGCTTTCCGGGATTCATCATATTAGATACATTAGTGGCTACATCATCTAGAGTAAAAGCTTTCTTATTACTTTCTACTACTTTCTCTTCTAAGAAAGGCTCTATACCTAGAGAATCATTTAATAGCATAGTAAGATGATTTCTTTCAGAAAAATTAATAGAAAAAGTTCCGTTTACAATAACTTGTCCTTTTGCTACTGCATCAAAATATTGAGATGCAAATCCATATATAGGTCTTTTAGACTGACTTACCTGGAAGTCTACAGAAGTAAAATTAACAGGAATAGGCATGTTCAAGGCACCATCCGCTTTAATTAAAACAGATACTTGAGAACCACTATATACTGTAGATTCATTTGTTGCATCATATGCACTTGACATTGCCATAAATAGCCCCTTTTATTTATACTTATTACTATACCTTAGTAGCTCATTTTGTTTTTTTCTATAAGTATCTGGTCTTCCTTTAAGTGTACTACGAACAGATGCAGAAGGGCTGTATGCACTTTTATAACTTACCTGTCTATAAGGTAGTTTAACTTCCCTACATACAAAACTCATAGTTTGCTCAGTTAATACATCATTAGAACTTAGAACCATGCTATCATCCGTTATACGAATACCTAATATATCCATAGCCATAATGCTACCAACCTCATTCTGAAATGTAATGTACAAATCAAAAGGAAGTAACTGATCCATTTTAACTTCTGTATTAATATTAGGGTCTTTATCATGCTCTCTAAGGTATGGAGTTAGATCACCGCGCTTATCAGCACTTGTACCATTTTTTAAATGTGTATGCACAGAGTATAATCTTTCAAAAATACCCATGTCAAGTACTGTCCATATTAGAGTACCAGCACAAGTTCTAGGGCCTCTAGTGAAAGTCTCTGGATTTTGACCGTACTCTGCGCCTAGAGATCTTACAGGAAAAACCTCCCTATGCATAGAATAAGAAAGCGTTTGTAAATTACCTAGCTGTACATAGGCACCATCATAGTAGTTACCATCATTAAATTTTCCTGGTATTCCTAGCATTACCTGAATATCTGCACCCGAAAACGAAGATATCAACTTACCAGAAAGACCATCTTTTAAATCCTGTTCTGTATATAATGACATATAGTGACTCCTATTTAAAGGGGGAGGTGTTTCCTCCCCCTAATAGTACTAAACTAATTATTAACCAAAGTATGGACTAAACGTACTTTCTGCATTATGTGATTTCCAATGTTTAATCTCTCTACATACAAATGTAAATTGTTCTTCTGTAACGATGTCATCTATAGACATTCCAGAACCTTCGTTCAAGATATCTACTCCTACTATTGACATAGATGCTATACTTCCAAATTCATTAGCAGCTGAAAGAACAATATCAAAAGGTGGGATTTGATCCGTGTAGTAAGGAGTAGACCAATCTCTTGGACTTACAACTCCCGCAGAATCAACAAGGCCAGTCATACCACTAGATATGTTAGCTATTTGTCTTTCCGCACCTCCTACAGTATTGTCAAAATGCTGTTTATCCGATTTGTAAGCGTAGAACTGATCTACATTTTGTTCTCCATATCCAAGGTCTTGTATAGTTGCAAGTAAAGCAGACCTATCAAATACAGTAAATACTAGCCCACCAGCAATTCCTCTTTTACCTCTAGAAAAACTACGTGGATTAGCTGACCCCATCGTATAGATAGGAGCCTTTTCTCTAGTTATTGAATAAGACACTCCTTGCAAAGAACCTATAACTTTCCCTTGAAAGGTAGCTGTAATATCAACACCTGAGAATGAATTGTAACTTTTAGTATATTCACTTACTCCTGCCATATTTTAGTACCTCCTTTTAAGCTGTTGCTGCCGAAAGACCTACAACTACATTAATACGTAGAATCTCATAAGCTGGGATTATAGTTAATGGAATGTTTACATTTCCTAATACTCTATCTGTTGGAGACGCAATTATTGTATATTGATAGTCTTCTAATGCGCCTGCTTTAACCATGTCAGTCAATGCTTCATCAATAGCTGAATCTAAAGCATTTCTTACATAGGCATTGTTAGGGCCACCAATAAATCTATCTCCTACTCTCCTAATATAATTAACTGCATCATACATAATACGCACAGATGTTAATCTAACAAAATCAGATCTTGCATAATCATCTATGTGGTGCGCTCCGGTCATTGCATTAGAAACTACAAGACCTTTAGGTTTCTGTTGTAAACATACGTATCTTCCTTTATTAAGATATTGAACTTGTCTTAATGATAAAGGTCGTTGTATAGTTACTCCAGACATTACCTTGTTTGTAGGCGCCTCTTGCGCAGGTAACTTAGCTATAGATCCAGCATACGCTGCTGCTCCATTAGCTTTGTAATATCCTGGATTCCTATCAGCTGATGCATTATAACAGTTAACATCCATTGCACATACACTGATATACATTCCTATATCAATTGGAGTACCATCTTCATCTAATTGAGCATTAGCTCTAGGTAAAGGTGCTGGACCAGTAAGTTCCGTATAAGCAGTAGCATGCGATGCATAAAACTGATAATTTTCTGGTTGATCATCACCATCAGCATCTGTTGTACCATCATATATACTTAAAGCTCCTTCGTAATTCTTTAGTCTAATTACCCAAGCTTCGACATCAGACAATGAAGGCTGACATGTAGCATCTGCTTGATTAACTCCTAAAATACCAACAGTCTCATTGTTATTACGAGTTACTTGATAACAGAAATTAGCTAGCTGGTATGCATAGCTTTGATCAGTAGCTAGTCCGCTGGCATCTGCATAAGCACCAACAGGAACAACAATATCAATATTTTCAAAGTTCTGTAACTTTCTATACGCTTCATTAAGAGCATGATATCTTGCAGTATCAGTATCAATACCACTAGCAGCAATATTAACACAAACTATTGCTTCAGCTCCTCCGCCCTGTGCTTCAAGAACTGCTTTTGAAAGCTCAGACCAGGTACCATCACTGTTCTTCATCCTATAGGCTAAGTCTAAAGGTTCTACTCCAATACCGTAAGGCTCAAATGGCTCTGCGTAGCGATTTGCACTACTATCTATCTGTGTTGATGTTGTAGATCCTAATAACACAACTACAGGTCTGACTTCAGGTCTAGGTATAATTAAATTACCATCCTGAACTTCAACATTAACACCAGGTACATTGGGAAATCTTGGTGTTGCCATGTGTTTGTCCTCCTTTGTTATTTTATTGTGTTAGAGCGTTTGCACTTACCCACGAGAAATTACCGCTTGGATCCATAGTTATTGTTGATAAGGTCCTAATAACATAATTAACTTCTTCTATAACACCTAAGTCTACATAAGAAGTTTGATCGTATCTTATAAAGTATATAAGGGACCTACTAACTATATTGTCTCTCCATGCTTCTTTAGTACTATCTCGTAATCTTTGCCAGAATAGAACTCTATCCATCCCGTTCTTTTCAAACACTCCAGCATATTTTACCATAAAGTCTTCGAACCAGTCTGCTAATTCCTCAGCATCAGTATGCGTTTCCGCCCAAACATCAAACTGAACTAAACAATCAAATTTCTGTCCGTACTCTATAGCGCTTCTATCCCCTGCATCATTCGATATTGTGTATCCTTTTGGTGTTCTAATCCGAGGTCTATATTCCCTTTTATCTCCAAATGGACCTCCTTGTCCGGATGTGCCAGGTTCTTTTAATTTTAATGAATATGTTATTGTGGGGTTGAATTGTTTATCTACTAAGCTATCTCCTATATTTCTATCATCATATAGATTAGAATTTAAGAGCTGACCATGATATACAATACTAACCTCTTGATTAATACTGGATCCAGAGGGAGCCACTACCGCTACATTAGTATTAGGGGCTATATCTCCTTGTACATTTACTACTGGTATTCCAGAGGCATCAGGGTATATACTAGTAACTTCCATGGTATATACACTGTTGTTCCTCATTATAATTCTTCCTATATCTCCTCCACTTACCCTTTCTACTCCATAAGGGTCATATACTTTTACTACTGAAAACTCCCCATATTGATCATCATCTGTAACTGTTGATGCAGATGTTAAATCTATTCTAGACATATTTTGTGGGTATGTAACTCCTCCTACTGCTAAAAGAGTATCTTCTCCCTGGCTGTCTGGATTTATTTCTTCTAATGAAATTGGTGGATTATCATGTGCAAAACGTACAAAGTTATTTTCTTTCATTCCTAATCTTTGTTGATAATCTATTAGAGAAAGGCGTACATGAGTAAAAAACTCCTGTAAGCTACCTGGTCTTTCTTTTCTAGCTCCTGCGGTATCATTGAGTTTATCTATAGATACAAAAGAATCTAGTGGTTGTCCAGCAACACTCATTATACTTCCCTCTTCTCAGTAATACAAATATGATATACTACTCTACCATTTATATCTCTATATGTTAAGACATTTAATATGTCATATATTTCTACTCTCTGTATAGGTGTAATTAAGTCTCCATTTTCATACTGACTTAGTGTAACAATCTCATCATTAACATGGGGATCCTTAACATGCTCTAAATAAAACTTTATTACTTTAGGATTTGTTATTCCTGGTTCAGTTCTTACTTCTTGCGATTTAGATCCAAAACCTAATGTCATAGATAGTCCCATGTAGGACATCATTAGTTCCTCTGAAAAGACATATCCTTTTCTAGAGCACATAGTACACCCACTAGCTCTTTCATGCGTTTGTGGGTTAACACAGGCGCATAGTTGCCTCTTGTTAGCTCTTTTATATAACACATAGAAACCTCTTCTAGGCTCGTCCTGTGTACCATATAAAAAATCTCTAAAGTGATCTCGTAATATTAGTTCTCCAGTAGTAGAATTACTTACACTTCCATATAAACTGAAATCTTCTGAAGAACCTCCTGGAAATAGGTCAGTCATTAACTAAAGCTCCAATTTCTATTTATGGTAGCCTCACTACCTCTATTATAGTTATATCCTTTTATTGCTACTTTCGGTCCTTTTGTAGTGCCTGTACATAACTCACCAATCTTGTTATCCCAATAATCCATACTTTCTTGAGCTACAGTTAGTGATGGTTGTATTCTAGCTAGTGTAGCTGTTACCCCAAACGCTTTGTCTACTCTAAAATCACCTAGTAGTTTAGATCCAACTGCTCTTGATCCTTCAAGTATAACTGTGTTTAGCAACTCGTACTGTACTTTAGCCGTAATATATGCCTGTACCTCTCTAGGTATAGTTAAAAGTACTCCATAATCGTCCACTCCGTACTTAGCTACAATACAAGGATATCTATTATGGAAAAGTAAACTTTCTTGGTATATTATTAAATTTATTGTATCCTCTGGAATATCTAGTAGAAAAGGACCTATTTTAGATCTAACAATTAAAGAACTTGTATATAGTGGTCTATACTTAGAGGTAAAGTAATATTTAATTATTGAAGCTAAATTGTCACCATCTTCTGATTGAATATCTTGTGTAAGTGTGATAGTGTACTTTCTATTATACCATGCTCCCATAAGTATCTCCTTAGCTAAAAGTATATGTTAGGATATTCCCACTAGCTGTAATAACTCCTGGCATATATCTACCAGATGCATCCATCTGAGGGTCTTCATCTACTGCTTCTTCATAAATAGTCATCCATTCAGAAGGGTCTATATTAGGATCTAAGTTTTGATTAAATGTAACAACTACCTCCGTGATATCCGTAGGGTCTAAGTTAGTTGCTCTATTATTTGGAACTACACTAACTATCTGTAAATCCTTCGGAATACCTGAGGGTGCTAACGTAGTAACAAAATCTTCTGAGGAACCTGTTACACTGGTAGTTACAGAATTCGTAGATGTTGTTGTAACTGGTGTAAGTTCAGTTCCTGTAGTAAATGAAAATATATAATTATCTTCTAGGCACTCTCCTGCTAAACTTTTAATATAGTTTCCTTGAGACTCTTGTCCTACTAGTAAAATAGAGTATTCTGTATTATTCTCTAAAATATTCTTAGGTATAAAAGTAATAGTATGAAGTCTTGCACTATACAATACCTCTCCAGCAATAGGTATTATTGTATCAGTAGGATAAAACAACATTGTAGAAGTATTAATAGTACTAGAATCTAATGCTTGATCAAAAACAATAACTATTTGTTGATCTATATAAATACCAGTACCAAGATCACTTGGTGTTGTTTTAGAAACTGTAGGATTTGCCATATTAATTTTTCTCCAAGTAAAAAAGGGGAGGACTAAGCCTCCCCAATTCTATATAAACAGGCTAGTTAACTTATATAATGTCGGCAGTACCTGGTGCAGGTAATTCTCCAGATCCAGCTGTCCATCTAAGAAGATCATCCATATCATAACCTTTAGTAATTTTAACGTTTTTAGCAACTGAAACTGCGTTACCTTCGTTAAAAATACACAATCCATATCTTTCCCTTAATTTAATAGCTTTAAGGTCTCTTTCTGGATCATTAAACTCATCAGTAGATAAGTCTTCATCTATACATATTGCTCCAAGTTCTCTACTATCAGCCATTATGATAGAGCATGTACTATTAGTACTATCATACGCTACATATGGACTTATAATAATATTTAAAGATACTGGAAATACTGAAGGTAATTGTGTAGATGTATTACTTTGATTCACACCTTGTGTGTATGGACCAACTCCAGTGCTGCTTGGATGTAATCCAGTAGCTCCTGTAGGTGCTTGCCACATTTGACCACCGTTGTTGAACCCGAAGGCTCTCATAACAGGATCCTTAGCGAAGATAGTCCACGCCAATGGATGCATAATCAAAGTGTCTGCATAAAATCCACTAGTAAGAATAGCACCATACATATCGATTAAATCGTCTAATGTAATAGTCCCATTAATTGCACCAGCAGAATCTCTACCGCTAGTATTAGCAACCCCTGCAGTTCCATTATCAAACTTAGTGTTACCTAAAGCATTGATCATGTTGAATATCTTTGTTTCTTTATGGCGAGCCATTGCTCTACCAGCTGCTCTCAAGTGCATTGACATTACATCGTACTGACTATAACGTAACATTTCTTCTGTGAATTTAACCTTCACACCACTTTTTCCGATTTTAGCAGTAACAGTACCCGCGAATTGTAACTTTTGTTCTGGGTATTCTTGTCCTTCTGCAATATCAGAAGCAGTAAAAGCACTCATTGCTGGAAAAGTAATTTGTTGTCCAGCTTCAAGTCTAATAGTTTGAAGTAAGCTAGTACCTACCATGATAGGTTCTACAGCTTCTTTAACTATAGTTGAAATAACTTTTGGAATTAAAATAGGTGCATCTGTAGTTGATAGTGCATCTACAAGATCATTAATAGTCAATCTAGAATCCAAATCCTTAACCATCTTTCCTGCTTCATATCCATTGTTTTTCCAAATACTTAAAGCGTTTTCATACTTATCCCTAAGTGTAGGTTCTAAGTTTTCATCTGTTTTACTCTTATTCTGTCTAAGAATATCAACACTTTCTTTAATTAGTCCTACAACTTCATCTTTGACTTCGGATACAAGTTTTTCTTGTGCTTCCTTGTCTAATACTTTTTCTTTTGACATTAAGTTTTTCCTCCTTCTTAGGATGTATAATACCTCTTCTCCCTGATCATTTCAGGGAGAGAGTAATAATTTTTATTTTATAGTAACAATTTAATTCTTAAAGCACCAGTAGCTCCAGATACATTTAGATTACCAGCAACTCCACTAGTAGCAGATCCTGGTAAGTCTAATCCAGCTACAGTTAATACTTTATCAAGACTATCTTTTACTAATGTAGTATCTTTAACCCAAAGTACTCCAACTATTTGAGATGCATCTGATCCGTCCCATATAATGAAGTTACCAGAAGCATCAGACATTACTCTATCACCTGGTTTTAAAGTTCCACCTGCATCGTTAACAGCTGTAACATAAGGTACTTCAATATAGTAATTAGTTAAAACAGTTACTTTATCTTGTACACCTGATACATAGTTGTTATAAAGATCTTGCATAGTAGCTTGATACATTGAGTAAGGTGCAACACCAATAGGTTTATTTGCAGCCAAATTAGTATTTGCTATCCCTGCTGCAGTTACATAACTATCTGTGTCATCAATATCAATAGTAACACCTACATCATTAGCTGTATAAGTAACAGCACTAGCAGTACCTCCATTACAATTAACCAATCCATTTACCGCACCTGTGTTAGCGTTTGGTGCAAACCCTGAAGCTTCTATAGCTACAATAGTACCACCTTCAATTACAAAATAATCATTAGTATGTTGATCTAATGTTTGAACTGGAAGGTACTTTGCAGGGTATAGTTCTTCGTGAGGTCTAATACCCTCTGATACTTCTCTGAATGCAGAGACAGTAGAAAACCCTCTAGGTATACGATTACTTCCCATAATTTATATTCCTCCTTAAATGTCTTATTTACCGTTCTTTTATTAACCGAACAGTTTCTTTTTTGCGATGTCTTTAGGTGATTTAACTATAACTTCGTCTTCCTCATCCTTTACATCTTTCTTATTATCTTTATCTTCTGCGACACTTTTATCGTCTACCTTACTGTCATCAGAATACATAGTACCCTTTGCAACAGCAGTATATTGTTCTTGCAATAAATCTGCTAAGCTATCCTCTAGTGATTCTTTTGATCTAGATACATGTTTTTCCACTAGTTCATTTCTAGCTTCTACGCTATCAGCTGTAGCTCTATCAAGTCCTAGTTTCAAATCAACAACCCTATCTGCTAGTGATTTTTTCAAGTCTTTAGTAACTGTTTCATTTTCGCTCATAAGACTATCTTTTTCTTCGCCTAACTTTTTGATAGATTCGTTAGCTGCATCAAGATTAACTTGTAATTCATCTTTTTCTTTAGATAGTGCACTACAAGCATCTTTTAAGCCTTTAAGATCCTCCGAAAGTTCATTAGAAGATTCTTTTTCTTTAGCAGCTGCATCTTCCATTTTTTTAGTTGCATCTACTTTCTCGTCTTTAATTTCTTCTTTTTTCTTATCGTCTTTCATCTTTAGATTATCCTCCTTATCGAGAACTACGTTATCCTCTTTTGTAGCATCAGAATTGGCGGTACCTTTGTCTACATCAGCATTAACGTGTTTTTGTTGTTTATCTACAAGAGACATTAAACTTTGACCTCTTTTAGAGTCAAACAGATTTTTCTTATCACTTCGTTGAAGATCTACCATTAAGTGACTATCTTCTTGTATCCCTATTACTTCTAGTGAATCCTTTGATGTATTAATAACAGAAGCTAGTGGATCAGCGGGAATACTTACAAAAGAAATTTCAGAATACTTTATCCCTCCAGTTCTTAAATAACACACTTCTCCCGTTTCCTTATCCTCTAACCCAGGGTTATGCTCACAATAGTCTCCTTTAAGCCAATCAGAGCCACATATACTGCATGTTAGACTATCCGTCTGCAGTCTTTGTGATACTGTTGTATATCTACCATCTAGTATCTTTTTTACTGCAACAGGATCTAATATATCTAAAGTTAATACTATATATCCCGATCCTTCTTCAGAGTATTCTATCTTAGTTTTAGCACTGTTTCCATCAGATGCTTCAATATACTCTGCATCTAGCACTCTTCCTATAGGATCCTTTTCTGTATCATGATTAACCAATACTGGTTTAGCATAAGGTTCTGTCCATGAAGGCACAGCAGCTTTCATTCTAAAGGAAGGATATAACCTGTTGTTTATAAGCTTATCAGCATGTGTAGCTATTACTTTAACAACTAGATGATCTACTTTACCTTTACTAGAAGAATCTATAATCTCCATGTTACTACCCATATCAATACTAAAATCATACGTATCGGCTATATCTATATAACCATCTTTGTCTACTACTAATTTTTTCTTATCCATAATGTTACCTCTTATTTTAGTTTAATAGTGTCTAAACAGTTAGGGTGAAAAGGAGGTATGTTATCTAAAACTAAAGGACTTAATGAAATAGATTTAGCTCCCTCTTTCTTACAAAGATCACAGCTATCTTCAGTAGCCTCACATACTGCATCTTCTTTGCCTGCAGCTTGTAATCCACTAGCTATACCATAGTTGTACGATCTTACTGTTTCTGTTCTTGTAATTAATTGTAATCTATATTTAAGAGAGTCAAAAGCACTCGTAGCGTTTAGAGTAAGCTCTTTAATATCATCTGTTTTCTGTATTCTACTAGTAACCTCATCAGCTAACTCATTTAATAACTTTGTTATATATGTATCTACTCTATCCCTAATTTTAATAGATCTATTATTAGCTATTACTCCATCCATTTTAAATTGATGAACTTCATAACATTTGTTTAATCCTGCTGTAAATGCAGATAGCATATGAGACTTAGTTTTTAATAACATCGCATCCCTAGTAAGTCCTATTACTAGACCTAGTTTATCTCTATTAAATTCTTTATAATCTACCTCTTCCTTTAACTCTTGTACAGTACTAGTTATATCATCTCGAGTAAGTCTCCACTGACTTTCTAAAAAAGCTACCATATCAGGGATACGTAAGTCATTCATTAAATCTACAGTAATCTTATCCATCATATCCTTTTTTGGAGAAGTAGATGATGTTTTAGATCCATGTTGATTTGTAGGTTTAACTGTATTGGAATTGGCTTTGACAAGACTTTGTTTCTTAGATTCAGCTTCCATCGCATACTCATTAGTAATCTTACCTATAGTGGTAATATGAGTACTTTGTTTCTCTTCCTCTGTAAGTGGGTCTCTTCCGATATCTACACGTGCTTCATCTACAGTAAGCAGGTCATTTAACCATTCCTGTACCGCTTGATTTCTAAGCTTAATTTCTCTATCTATATCAGGAGTACCTAGATTTAATGTAACAAGATCTTCATCATCTGCATTTTGTAAAGAAAAGCCACCCTCTAAAAGGAGTGGAATAAATAAGTATGAATTTATAAAAGAGGATACAGTTCTTTGATAAAAGGTACATCTGTCTTGAAGTATTTTATCTAAAGTATCTGATGTACTTCTATTAGAAGTACCTCCACGCCCCATAGATACTGAGGAAACGCCAAGTCCTGTAAATATTCTATTTTCTAGGTAGGCTAAGAATGGTGTTATATCTAGAGTGGCCTTACCACCATCTATCACATCTATTTTATGTCTCTCAGGAGTTACTATAGCCCCATCAGTAGGAAGTGAGTGTATAACGTTCTGTAGCTTTTTTAACTCAGCTTCTTTAGCTGGAGACTTTTCAGTACCAACTATATATTGATATAGTGGGAATAGGTGCTTAATAGTAAGTAGCTCTACGTTCTGCTCTAATCTCCTAAGTAGCTTAACATCTGCTATTACGGGAACTACGTAAGGAGTCCCAAAGGCATGATTATCTTTTCTATTATGATAAATATGGATAACATCTTCAGGTGCAAAATCTACATATTCTCCCCCTATTGTAGAAAGTTGCTGTCTATACTTTAATACCTTCCCATTTTTATTTCTATGTATTTTTACTGTGGTAGGGTCTAGTAATTTCATTGCAGCTATGGGCTTCAACACTTTTCCAGACTTTAACCTAATTGGATTACCTAATGATTTAGTATCCCTAATAAGATAAATGAAAACATTTGAGTAGGTAATTATATCATTAAAAATTCCTTCAAGTAATGAATCTAAAGGTCTTCCTGCCAAAATAGACATATGCTCTAATCTATTTCTAATATAGCTAGCTGCTTCTTTATTTCTAGATTTTAATGTATATCCTTGTCTTAAGGATGTTTCTACATGAATATCAAAAGCCCTGCGTATATAGGAATCCGTATCCGCTGCTCTTCGTATTTCACCTAAATCAAATGGAGAATCTTCAAAACCATGCCTAGTTAAACCAAACACAGTACGCATTTCTGCAAGAGATCTACCTCCTATAATTTGAGGTATAACACTAGCGCCCTCAGATTTCTGAAATGTTTTCTTCTTTTTTATTCCAAAGATATCACCCATGTATTAAGGACCCTTTACTTTACTTTGTTTTGAACTTACTTCTCCTAGCAAGTCTGTAGCTTCTGAGTACATTGATGTAATCTTAGATACCATAGTAGCATTCTGCGAATTCTGGTAAATGTCTCCTGCAACTATTCCTAATACTAATAATAGTATAGCAACAAATATACCTCGTAGCCAACTAAATCTTTCATTAAACTGAGCCTTAGTGCTAGAACATTTAACTAGCAAACCATCATCTTCATCAAAAATCTTATCATCCATTTTACTTGTCAGACTGTCCATAGATGTTTCTATAGAGTCCATCTTTCTAACTGTATCTTGAACATCTACTCTAAGATCCTCTACCTTATCCTCAAGGCCTCCCACTTTTTCTTCAAGTACTTTAAATCTCTGTTCCCCAACAGCCAACTGAATCTTTACATCTCCATTTTCAGGCTCGCTCATAGACTACTCCTTTATACAATCCCTATATTTTGTACTAGGTTTGTTATTTGTCCAGTAATTTTACTAGAGTTACTATCTAAAAGACCAGATGCCTTAGCTCTAATTACATCCTCTATTATTTTTTTATAGCTTTTTAGCTTACCACTTGCATGTATATCTACTGTTTTATTACTATTTCTATATACATCTAACATTTGTTTTTTATAAAAATCAACCTTTAATATATTCAACGATGCTTGTATTTCCATATACCCACTTTTAACTAGAGAATCAAACTCATCGTTAACAGGAAAATTTGTATTTAAGTTTCCTATTTTGCTAAGTACATCATTAATGGATGTTGGAGCACTAGACTTTGAAAAGCTTCCCACATTGAATGAGGATAGCTCATTTGGAATAAGACCTACTCCTTTTTTAACTAAAGAATCTAGTGAGGGTAGTCCTCCTCTTATCATAATATATTTCCTTTTATTTTAGAAACAATAGGAAGTTGATTTATCATTTGACCAATTCCGTCTTTACTTATTAAATAACTCAAATTAATAGTATTAGTACCACTCTTAACTGCTTTTAATGCATTAGACATAATAGAGCTATCTCCCATTAACGTAGTTTTTTTCTCACTAAACATGTAACTAACTGCATTTAGGTCTTTTTCCCCGTAATCCATAACCTTATTTACAATAGTAGATATCTCCTCAGAGTTTAGGTACCCACCTAATGAATTGTTTGAAAGAATTGCAAAATTGCTACTTTCTTTTTGTGAAGAACGAATGGATCCAGATACAAGTGGATCTATATCATATCCTTTATTCAAATAACTGGTTAGTACCTTTTTGTTACTTTGCAGAGATTTTTTATTTCTAAATAACTCTGGTAGTGTTTCTAATCCTTGAGTACCTACATCTTCTGTTGTTCTAAAATAAAGAGATGCATGTGACTCCACTTTATCATAATGTACTTTCTTTTCTAAGTAACTAGGGTCTTGTTCCTTGACATATGAATTAATGGTCCTATTGTCTGACTCGGGATCCCCTGTTAATTGATCCTGTACATTATCCAATGATACCTCTTCTATGTCTATTGTTTTTTTAATAACATCCCTGTATGTTTGAAATGTCAACTTATCTCCGTTACTTGTACTGTCTATCTGTTTGATAGAATAACGCAATCCAGAAGAAAGTTGTTCTTCTGACACAGGGAATGAATACTCAGAATAATGAGTATCTATATTATCTATAGAGTAGTCTGTATACGCTATAGTTTCATCTATATCTTTTATTAGTTGTAAAGTATCCTCTTCAGGATAAGGAGATATCTGCTTACTATTACGAACATTAGATAGCTCTAGTATTATTTCTTTATTTATCTCGACGTGTGGCCTATATGTTAGCTTTGAATTTACTGTCATATATTTCCTTTTATAGTATCAGAGGTACTGGGGAAAGCACCTCTGATCACGTGGAAGGATAGATACCCAACTCGAAAGTTGAGAGCTAATTTCCTAAAACATAGGTCTTCCTATGGCATGTCTGGGTCTTATCCCCGTACTGGAACTACGCCCAAATCCAACACCTGAGAAAGAATCTCTTTCCGGTATAGAAACTGTAGTCTCTGCTGACTTTATTGCTTTTTCTAGTGTATTAGTAGCTTGTACAACATTAGAACTTCTACCTTCCTTACCAAAGTTAGGAGCGTATCCTACAAAGGAAGTCCAGTTTACTTCAAATATATTAGCTAGCTCCTGATGAAATGCAAATAGAGCAAGCATCCAAGCAACTACTGTATGATCATTTTCTGTACTGTAAGTAGGTTGTCCATTTACTGTTATTTTTATAACAGCATAATCTCTAATATCTGCTACAATACCAGAACCAAACTCAGTATCATTTTTTATATCTTCATGTGCTGGGAGAATACATCTATCTTGATCTAAAAAGTTAGAAGCTATATTTACTATAAAAGGCTTCATTTTCTTTTTTATTAATGCGTGATTCTCTCCCCATGGATCGTCAATCTCTATGTTAGAACCAAAGTCTATTGCTTTCAACTTTTCTGATAACCCTGATTTCGGATTATCTGCTCCATACTTATGTAATAACTCAACTTTCGTATCCCCGTATCCCCTGTCTACATATATATATGCAGGGTCGTATACTTCATTTAATCTAATAACTTCAGACATAGCAGCCATATCATTATATTCCGTAGAATGTATGATAGTATGATCTATTACTTTAAACTTATTAGTTTCTTTTGTCCACTCTACTATTACATAATGTGTACCATGTGTCTTATTCCAATCAATTCCTATACATCTTATATGTTCCTCATCATTTACTACATCTAATTCATGATGGTATGTATACTCTTGCAGTGCTTCATCTATTTTAGTATTATTAAAAACACCTTCAGCCTCTTCTCCAAACTCAGCCAATACCTCATGCTGATATCCAGGAGAAGCTTTACCACCATAAGACTCTACCATTTCAGCTTCCATCTCTTCACCCCAATTAGGAGAAGCACTAGATGGATAAAAGAACTCCTTGAATCTAGCATTGTGTGACCAGTTGTAAAAATGGGCTCGTCTTCCTGTTGGTGTGGAAGATGCCCATAAAAATCTATTTTCATCTTCAGTAATAATAGGCATTAACGTATCAATATCCCCCTGATCCATATAGTCTGCCTCATCAAAATATATCCTATCCGCTCCCTGCCCTCTAATAGAGTCACCCTTGTTTCCTGACTTAGTACCTGATGTCAGTCCCAATACACGTGATTTTAGTAACATGTCCCCTTGTATAAATTCAAATGCATATGTAAATGGATTACTCTTCTTAGTTGATACTTTATCTCGTAAATATGGATTTCCTTCAATAAACTCAGTTAGCCTATTAAATATAAGTTCTACCTGATTCTTATAAGGAGCTACTACAAGAAGGCGTATTCCAGGATTAGCAAAACACTGAAATAACATATCTACACACATAGCCTCAGTTTTTCCCAAACGCCTACCTAGTCGCATTACTTTTCTTTTAGCTGTACATCTTAACATCATTTCCTGATAAAATCTGGGTTTCCAATCTAAATACATATTAGCCCAATGTATAGGATCAGTATGTATCATAGCTATCTTAGCTTCTTCATCAGTTAATGTTTTATTATTTAAAAACTCTTCTGTATGGTATCTCCCCCCACACCTTACTTGCCAATACTTAGTAGAGTCCTTAGCAGACTCTAGCGCTGTTTTATTCTTAACTAACTTAGCGCAGTGCACATTCTTACATGTAGCACATACATCATCCATTCTAAAAATCATGTGAGTCTCCTACTCTATTGTAATTTGTTCCTGTGCAGATCTCCACTCATCTTGCTCTTGTGCCTGTGGACAGCCCAGTACTCTTACACTTTTAAATTCTATTGGATCTGTCATGTGATTCTCTTCATATATGTCTGTCCCATTTACATTACCAGCAAGACTATACTTTGTCGGAATAGGTGCTGCACTTCTGTTTAACTTAGATCTTTCCGCTACTTTGTATGTACTTGGGTTATGTAATGGATCTGTTGTATCCTTTACTACTACTCCATTTACTATTGCCATTGTGTATCTCCTTATGTAGTAACTACTTATGGACTAGGCTAGCTTCTTTACCAATTATACTCCTAGCATTCATTGATGAATTATGTAAAGCCTGTATCCCTCTTTGTCTTTCAGTATATGCTTCTTGTAAATCATGAAATTGTGGTGTTGCACTTAGTAATCTTCTCTGTCCCGCAGCGCTAGCCACTTTTACTCCGGCTACAGGTATACCTATTGCTGCTTCTGCAATCATTAATCCGATACCTATTCTTATACCCATGCCAGCTGCTTTCACACCATACTTAGCTACCTGTGCAGAAATAAGTTTTCTTTTACCGCCTGCTGTTGCTACCTTTTGCGCCCAGGACATTTTAGTAGCAAATGATCTAGGTACTCCTGCACCACCAAATAAACGACCTCCTATAGTACTCATCTGGTTACCTTTAGCTATCCTATTAGTAAGTTGTGCTACTCCTGCACTACTGTGTCCTCCTACTTTTCTAGCTCCCCATCCTGCTATAGCTCCCCCTGCCCATACACCAAATCCTAGATCTCCTCCAGAACGTAATAGTTGCTCAGCCTTAGTAGGCGTATAATTTGTCATTATAGGAAGTTACCTCCAATCTCACTGAGGTTTTGAACTAATCCTTCAGGAATATCATGCATTTTTTTAATTCCATAGCCTACTCCAGCTAATGCGACACCTGTACCTATAACTGACGTTACAGGATGTTTACGTGTTGCTCTTATTAACTTATCAGCATACAAACCTGCGGATATAGCCCCTTTCTGTCCAAGTATTGATTTTGTAAATTCTGTTTTAGCAAACTTTCTAGCTCCAGCGGATGCTCCCATTACGCCATAAGCTGGAAGTACTGATGCCATATTTACCCCAAATTTTGTAGCCCCAATTCCTGCCTGTCCTCCAAGTCTAGTAAGTTTCGCTATTCCCTTTAAAGAACTCCAAGCTGTCTTTCTTAGTGCAGGTACTTCCATAACACCCAAAAATCCTAGACCAGCTGCTAAGGACATAGCATGACCTACAGCGCCAGAAGTAGTATCTCCGGCATTAAGATCGTATTCTGAAGGGCCTTGATATGTTTGCATATTAATTTACTCGTATAATTGGTTGATTGGTACTTATTTTACTCCTAAATGGCGATGTGGCTGTCCTAAAACCCCCTCTAAGAGCACCAAAAACTCCGCCTACTGCAGCTCCTGCTACTATTCCAGTAGCACCTATTCTAGCTGCAGAAAATCCTGATCTAGTCCATCCTCTTCCACCATAGCTTCCTGCCCCTAAATAGTTCCCAGCTGATTTACCTAAGGACTTCCAACCTGCTTGTGCGGCTTTTTTACTAGTTGATTCAAAGAATAAAGATTTAGCAATTTTACCTGTTTTAGCTAAATCTTTAGTACCAAAAATTCTTGCTAATGTAGTTAATTTACTTATACCCGCCATGTCCATCTCCTTTTATTTATATCTACCATGTTTAACTGCATTCTCTCCCAAATGCTGTACTAGTCCCACAGTCTTAGGTAGTTTTGATCTAGTGAATCTATTCATAAATGTTACAGTTGGGTTATTTACTTTTATTGGTCTTTTTATTGTTCTTATCATTTTTCTTTCCTTTTATTGGTGTTTTCAAACAAGGAGGCATTACCATTCTTAAAGGTACTACCGTCGGTGCATTTCTGGTAAACAAGTTACCAATCCTCATTTACTTCCCCTTTGATTTAGGAGGTGTATACGCTTTCTGCGTTGTTTTCATAAATCCAGTAACTCTACTACTATTACCATTTGTTTTAGGTATACTGAATCCTCCAGGTGCTGCTTTAGCTAATGCTGCCTCAGCTGCCTTCCCTATTTTAACTTTAGGTGTAAAAACTTTAATACTTGATTTTTTAGCCATTTCTTCTCCTTATACGTCTATAGGTCTATTGGCTCCCTTTGCTGCTGCTATGATCTCATCTACTTTTTGTAAAGTATCTTTAACATATTGTGCTGGATCCTTCTTACCTATATCACTGTTTCTTAACTTAGACTCTCTTGTAGCTACTAAAGCTTCTAAAAGTTTAAGTCTCTTATTTGTAGTTTTTTCTATCACTCCAAAAGCTTTATTCTCTTCTTCTATCTTAATAACACTTCCTCCGTTTGCAGAAGGTAGAGACTTATATTCCTGTATAATAGCTGGATTACTAGCTAAATAGTCCATAGCTCTTCCTTCCAGTATATCAAACTTAACTAACTCTTGTACCAGTGCCATTTCTGTCTTACTTTCTACATCTACATCTAAATCATCTACATATTGGTTAATCCACTTCTCCATCTGGAATAGTTCAAGAGGACACTTCTTTCCTACTGGAGCTTTATGTATTTCTGCTAAAGGACATGTATTAACATAAGGACATTTATCATCTAGGCATACCATAGGAGTCCTTGCATAAAATCCATGTGTTACATTGTTTAAATAAGAAGTTAATGTAATAGCCTCCTCTTTAGATAAAGTTGTCCCTTCTGGTAAGAACTCTTTGAGTTCTTCTAGATTAGAGTTTCCTACTTCACCTGATATTCCTTTTTTACTAAATGTTAGTACTTGTCTCTTCTTTGTCTCTATCGATTTTTCCCCTGCGTTCATATAATGCTCCTTCGTCTATTATACCCCACATTTCATCATATGTGCCAAGCTTCCAGGCTAAATGATTTAAGTAGGATATCATTTCATTTTTATTCATCTAAAAGATCCTTAAAGCTTATATCAGTATCATATTCTTCTAGATCATCTACTATAGCGTTAATTACAGTAGTTAACACCTTAACGGCCGTGGGAGTATCACATTCACCTTTAATTGAGTATACTACCTCTTTATTCTTGTCTAGCTTTATGTTTATCTCCATAATATACCCCTATATGCTGGTTATGCATCCATTAACATACTTACAAGGCCTATCTCTATCCGCTAACAAATCTAAATCGTCTTGGTTACATTTCTTTTCAATAAGTGTACTACCTGAAGGTAAGTTATCGTACATCACTTGTTTATTTACAGAAGTATTTTGCCTTACCTCGCCTATTTTATCTGTTAAATCATTCACATAAAAAATCATATTTAATGTCATATTATCCCCCCAATCCTAAATTAAATGTGTATCCCTCTAAATATATGTCCATGTCGTCACCTACCAATACTACATAGTCTATAGAGTTGGCAGCACTTAGTGCTATCTCACCTCTTTTGCCAGATCTTACTTCTGAGGAACCAGTAGCTCTAGTATAAAAGCCCATCCAACCCATTGACGTAGATCCAGTAGCTCGTATAGATGCGTCTAAGTAGTTAGCTCCGCCATCTATAAAGCCATATACTTCTGCATATACCGCTTTCGAGGGTATCGAACCAGATAAATCTACAGCTGTGTAAGTACCAGCAGACCCAGCACCTAATATGGTCCTGATAGCATCTGTATATAATTTATTCCCATACTGAGTTGCTAGTATTAAATCAGCACTTGCATCTAATATAATCTGACTAACTAGTCTTTTTAAAGTATATCCTGCTGGCATTGTTGGTGCAGTAGGAGAAAGACTTGCTAATCCAGCTTCTGTGTAAGTCGTAGGATTATAAATTACAAATATATTATATTCAGTATCTGCTGCCGCTGCCCCAGTGTCTAAACCATTTGCACCAGTCCCGGAGATATCAATAGTAAGATCTACTGAAGTTACTACTATACCCTGTACTCTTAGTATATCACAGTCAATATCTATCTCTGTATCAGACTTTGCAGTAAGTATAAAGTTCTGATCATAATTATATACATCTGTACTAACATTATTAGTAGTACTTAGGGTGGCTTGAGTACCTGAAGTAGCTAGAGTACCATCTTGTACTATTAACTCAGTGACCCTTTGGGACACTCCACTTCTTCCTTTATGAGTAAAGGTCTAGTTACTGTATTCATTCTGTATCCTCTGTTGGTGCTTCAATAATACCCTCTTCTATTAACTCTGCATCTGTCATAGCTCTTATGTTTCCTGATGGAGCTACCCAGTGTTCTGGAAGTACAGAACCTTCATAATACAAAGTGCTCATTGTATCTTCATTATATAAGTGATATACCTCAAATCCATCTAATACCTGCGTGAGAGGTGCATAATTTACATGTAATATTTCTTTTGCAACTTTATCTATAACAATATACATACATCCTCCTTTTAGTATTTAATATAGTATCTAACGTTTATATTTGTAGGTCTAGTTTCATTTCCACCGGCGTATGCGATATACTTATCAGTTACAGTGGTTGCAGTTTGATTAACTTCTTGACCATAGTTAGTACCTGCACCATATTGTACTAGTAATCCATGCCTATGTGATTTAAATGCATCAGGTTGTTTAGATCCTACATTATCTCCACCAGCTCCATCTCCTCTGTCTGTTCTACTTGCTGCATCTGGATCAGTAGTAGCGCTATCATCTTGGCCTCTTAGAAAGTACCCTCGACAATCTGGTAGATTAAATGTAGTCGATCCATTTCCTGGACCATATGTAGCCCCTAACGCTGCATACAAATTAGCATACGTTTCTCGGGATATAGCTTGTCCATTACAATATAACCAACCACTAGGTATACTAGCTATTATAAAGGGAGAGATCATACCCATTGGGAATGTTTGCATTGTAGACTGAGTACCTGAAGTAGCTAGAGTACCATCTTGTACTATTAACTCAGTGACCCTTTGGGACACTCCACTAGTTTCTTCCTTTATGAGTAAAGGTCTAGTTACTGTATTCATAGTTATCTCGTTTCCAGTATTTTAACTGTAGGTGCTTCTCCTGCCGCACATACAATATATACGTCTAGTTCAGTATCGAATTCAAATTCTTCTGCAGTCTGCGCGAATATAGGGTATCCACTAGCAGTTACTATATCTTCTTCTCCTATATATACGTCTACGTCTCCCATGTTCTTAATACGCATTTTAGAATACCCGTCGTCTATTAATCTAGGTATCACTGCGGATGTGGAGCCCACAACTATTGATGATGCTTTTATTGCATTTGCCATTTTATTCTCCTTTTTACATGGATTTTTACACTAAATACGACACTCGATTCCGTCCGAAAATTATGTTTTGACCCTGTCCCTGTGTATTTTCCCTGTATGTTATGTTTTGACCCTGTCCCTGTGTATTTTCCCTGTATGTTATGTTTTGACCCTGTCCCTGTGTATTTTATTATTCCTATTTATATGACTAAGCCTTTAGGCTTTTTTCTGATACATTGATATTCCTGATCCATGTGATATCTGTACTGTGCTAGCTAACCCTATTGTTTCTTTAATCGCCTTTTGTATCCATTCATGACCTGAGTCGTCTATAAGTAATATTCCCATAGGTTTCAGTAAGGTTAGAGCAAATTTTATATCTATAATACATTGATCGGGTAAATGACCTCCATCTACAAAAAAAATGTCAACCTTTTCTGTATACTTAGGTAATAGATCAAATAGTGCTGTTGTACTATCATTAAAGATAACTTCTAAGTTAGGGTAGTCATCTATTACTTCTTCCGCTATAGGTCTTTTCTTTTCGTCTATTTCTATAGAGATTACCTTACAATTCATCTTTCTTAGTTTAGATGCTTCACAGAATGCTGTAGCTGATGATCCTGCATTAAAACCTGTTTCCACGATTAAAACTTCATCCCCCATCATTCCTACTAATGACATCAAAAACATGCATTTCCTCGCATCGCTACCACCTTCAAATACTATATTGTTAGCTAATGCAAACTGTGTATATTTTTCTATAAGATTTTTTATATTTGGTATCATTATAAGCTTTCTTCCCCTATTTTATGTAGTTCGTAATTTATTTTATAGATTGTCATATCTAAATGCTTATATATCTTTTCCCAGCGATCATTCTCATCTACTCTATTTAAAGCTGTATCTCTTAGCTTTTCTAAACGCTTTATTAAGTCTTCTGAGCCCTCTCCGAAGTCTCGTACTACCATTGGCTAGCTCCTTTTTAACAAGGTGTATGATCATGTTGTACCGTAGCTTGGCCTTACAGGCCCTCTCCCATTGAGAGAATTTAGATGTATTTTTCATAAGTTTCCTTATATTTATTTTTATATTTTATCTATAACTTAGTAATAACTCAATATCCCTAGATTACGTCTCTTATGTACTCAACCTTATATTTTTATATATTTTTTTGGCTTTCAGTAATTGTACTAAAAGAACAATGTAAAAATTTATATATTTTTTTGGGATTTAAGGATTAAATAGGAAAACCTATATATTTCTCCCGAGGCCACCCCCTCTTCTGATACAAGAGCGCTTAAAGGTCTAATAGTCCTCTTAGTAAGCACCTCCGCCTTATGTACCCTGTGTGGGTACTCTTAGATGTTTGTGCTTTATATGGTAGGTGTGGGTACTAGGTGGTGTTTAAGGGTGAATATTAAGTATATCCAGAGTAAGTTAATCCCGTTTCGTGCCCACCCCCGTTTGTAATAGCGAGACATATAACAGAAAGGAAGTATAACATGAATAATAATAACATATCACCTGAATATGATGACTACTATGATCACGACTATGAGGATACAGAACGTGCCTTTGATATACATGAGGCTAAGCTAATACGTGATACTACT